TGCTGGTGGTAGAATATTTGATATGCGTGATTTAAATAACATTGTTGAAAGATTTGGTGAAGATGTAGCAGATCAATTAACCAAAACCATGATTCAATCTTTAGAAAGAGACTCAGCTGCTACTGAACCAACATCAGACGAATCTCAATTAGATGAAGCAGGATCTGATAATAAAGCTAAACCAGTATCCAAAGAAGATAAAATAGCTGTAATCAAAGAATGGATTTGGTATACTTGCGATGAAGGCCAAGCAAAAGAGGATATTAACAAATACAACAAAATGATTGATGTATATTTTGCTGATAAAAATGATGTTACTGAATATGACTTTAAAACAATATGGGCTAAAGTAACAGAAAAATGGGGTGTAGGCGATGTGGGAGCAGATTGGGAGACATTCCCAGAAACCTGGGATGATGTTCAAACAGGTACATTAACCGGTACTTATTAATATAAATAACATACAGACTAGATTCATATCCTAGTCGCTCGCAAGAGATAAATTTTAGAGAGATGTGGCCTCAGTTTTTGAGACCACATCTTTTTTTCGTATATTTAACAGTTCAAAAGATATAAACATGAGTAAAAAAATAGTAATCGTTGGAGCCGGGGTAGCCGGTATTAATGCTGCTACTAAATTAGTAGATAATGGATATCCGGGTGAATTAATTACCATTATTGATATGGGTAAAGACCCATATAAAAGATTACCAAGTGAAGTAATGACTGGTATGTTAGGTGCTGGTGGTTGGTCTGATGGTAAATTAACTTACCACACAGCTATTGGAGGTCAATTATCTAAATATTGTGGTGAAGATAAGGCTATGGAATTAATGGATCAAGTTATAACTAACTTTAAACGTTTTCATCCTAAACCAGAAGAAGTACAATGTTCAAATCCTGATGCTGAACCTGACTTTATTAAACCTCATTTTGGTTTAAGATTATTTCCTGTATGGCATGTTGGAACTGATTACTTATTAGAAATTGCTAAAAATTGGTACTCGTATTTAGTTGATAAAGGTGTTTGTTTTAAATGGGAAGCTAAAGTTTATGCTATTGATTTTGAAAATAAAAGAGTATTAGGTAAATTTTTAGACAAAGAAAATCATGAACTAGAATATAGATATGATGAACTTATATTTGCCGTAGGTAAATCAGGTATTGACTTTGGTAAATCTTTAGCCGAAGAATATGATCTACCAACTGAACCTAAATCAGTACAAATTGGTGTTAGATTTGAAGCACCACAACATCACTTCCAAAACTTAATTGATATTTCATATGACTTTAAGTTATATAGAAAATTTGATAATAAAGGAGTATCATTACGTTCATTTTGTACTAACAATAATGCTGCTTATGTTGCAGTAGAAGAAACATACGGAAACTATACTTACAATGGTCATGCTAAGAAAGATGAAAAGTATAGAAACGATATGACTAACTTTGGTATTATTATGGAGTTAAATGGTATTGAAAACCCATTTGAATGGTCAAGAAATGTAGTAAAACAATGTCAATCAATAAATGGTAAAGGTTTATATTACTCTCCAACTCGCCAAGTATCATATACTTCAGAAGGAGGACATGTAGAAGCACATCAAATAACAGATACTGATATGATGGACGTTAGAAGAACATTTGAAGGATATTTTGATTATATTGAAGATTTTATTGAAGATATGAAAAAAGTATTTCCAACATTAAAAGACGATTGGGGAATTTATATTCCTGAAGTAAAATATCTATCACCTGAGCCACTTGTTGATTATACCAACTTAGCCCTGACCAAGTATCCTGACGTACATTTTGTTGGTGATGCACTTTCCGCTAGAGGTATAACAGTAAGTGGTGCACAAGGTATTTATGTAGCAGAAGATATTTTGAAATCTAAATAATTTTTCGTACATTTAATAAATGGCAAGACCCAAAACAATTAAACCTATACCTCCAGAAAACCCAAACAAATATACTCGTGTATATAATGATAATGAAAGTATAACTACATGGACATACGATTTAGATATTTCTACTTACGGTCCTATAGCAGTAGAAATTAAAACAAAAAACGAACAAACAAATGGAAAGAAAATTAAAAACACCAGAGGGACAGATAATGTACCTGTCGAAAACGAGAAAGTTAAGAGAGGGCGTAAACGACAAGAACGATCCTAATGCGTATAAAGAAGAATGGGTGTTGCATAATACAGATGGTCCTGCTTTAATTAAACCTGATGGAAAAAAAGAATATTATTTTTGGGGAATTTATCAAGGCAACACACCTGAGGTAATTAAAGAATTAAAACGTAATCATACTGGATTACCACCAGCAAAAAACCCATTGTTTAAAAATAGCTTTAAATAATATGAAAATAGGATTAGTAGGTACTGTATCTGTAGGTAAAACAACATTAGTTAATGCTTTAGCTGAATTACCACAATTTAAAGATTATCATTTTGCTACTGAACGTAGTAAATATTTAAGAGATTTAGGTATTCCTTTAAATACCGATTCAACATTAAAAGGTCAAACAATGTTCTTAGCTGAACGTGTTTCTGAATTAATGAGAGATAAATTAATTACTGATAGAACAGTTATTGATGTAATGGCATTTACAAATGCTTCTAAATCGATTAAACAAGGTAATAAAACTTCATTTGAAGAATATGCTCGCAACTTTATCAATGAATACGACTACATATTCTACGTATCTCCAGATGGAATAGAAATAGAAGATAATGGAGTACGTGAAACTAATGCTGAATATAGAGACTTAATTGATTTTACAATTAAACATATTATTAAAAATTATTCACATAGAATAAAAAACATATACACCATATCAGGCGCAACAGAAGAACGTATAAAACAAATACTAGAAGTAATTCCTACTTAATATTTATATTAAATCAACATTTATATATAAAATATGAAAGTAAGTGAATTAAAAGAAACTATACGAGCCAAAGTACGCGAAACCCTATATGCTGGACCAAATGCACTTCCAGCAGCAATGAAAGACCCAGCATATAATGCTTTACCTCCAACAGAAAAAACTAAAGTAAATAATGCTTTAAAACAAAAACAATCTGTTAATTTAGAAGAAGAATATACTATGGACCGAATTGGGAAAATGACTCGCTCTGAATTAATTAATTTTGCCGGTCTTACACCTCAAGAAGCTGCTAAATATTCTACACGTGCCTTACAAAGTATAGCCTTAGAACTAGCAGATGATAAACCATCAGATGAAGGATCAATAGACGAAGAAGATTTTATGGATGATGACGATAATACAATTATTGAAGATGTAGAAGATATTGATGATAAAGATCCTACTTTTAAAGATTATAATAGCATATACGAAATAAATGCTAATGTAGGATCTGGTGTTTATGAAATTGAAGTAGGTAAAGATGGTATTTTCATTACATTAATAGATAATACAGGAAATTATATAAAAGTACATCCTGATGATGTTAAAGAATTAGTTAAAGTTATTTTAAAAAAATACAATGAAGCTGACTAAACAAGACATAGTACTAATAATAATTGCTTTATTATGTTTATATAATATCTTTAATACAAACAGTATTAAAACTGATGTAAAAGGATATGAAAATAAAATTGAAGCTCTTCAAACTAAAGTAGATTCCGCACAAGCCGTTAATGAAAAAATTGACGTAAAAATTGATTCGGTAAAAGATAACGTAGTTAATATTACTAAAGAAATCCATCATATAGATAATAATATATCTATAATTAAACAACAAACAGATGAAAAAATTAATAGTGTTGATAGTTTTACTGCTAACGAGCTTGAGCAGTTTTTCACAAACAGATACGACAAAAGTTCAAATTAAAGTACCTGTAGCAAAATTAGTTATAAAAGATATCCTTAAAGGGGATGGCTGTGCTGAAGAATTAAAACTTACTCAAGAAAAAGTTATTAAATTGGAAGCAAGAGAAACTCAAAAAGATACCATTATTTCTCTATTAGAAAGTAAAGATAAAAACAATCAATTTATCATTGCTACTCAGAAAGATCAATTACAATTATCAAAAGAACTTTCAGAACAATTACATAAAGAATTAAAAGGACAAAGGACTAAAACATTTCTATGGAAAGTAGGAACGTTTGCCGGTATACTTACTACATCATACCTATTAGTAAAATAATACACAATAACATACATTATAAAGGTCTGAATAACATCAGGCCTTTTGTATATTTATATATAAATTAAGTATATGAGTGAACAAAATCAAAACATAAAAGAAGTAATTAGACAGGAATACATTAAATGTGCTACTGATCCTGCTCATTTTATGAAAAAATATTGTATGATTCAACAT